CGCTTGGGGCTCGTAGCATCCAATCGTCGGCATGGCCGCGAAATTCCTGCCGCCGATATCCTGATACTGCACGGACAGCGATGCGCCAGCGCCGACCAGTGGCGAGCCGACGCCGGGGCGGGCAACGCCAGTGGCACCTTGCGACAACCACGCCTGCGCGTCACCGGCGCCGCCGACCAGGTGGCAATACCGAGCTGACTGCGTGTAGCTGGTTGCAAACGCTTCGGCCTCAGAAATTGCATTTGATGCAAATCCGCAGGGCGCGTTGCCAGCGACAAGCAGGGTGGTCGCCCGACTGGCCGGGATACGCAGCGCAGGCTTTTGGGACAGCGTTGCACCGCTGGCATTGACGAACAGGTTGTTCGCCAACGTCAACGAGACGTAGTTGTAAGTTGCACCTGACTGCAACGCCAGTTGGTTGGTAATGTTGAGCGCGGGCTCCTGCATCCAATCCTTGACGCCACTTCCGCCGATGTTTGGCCCCACCGGCAGAGACGCAGCCGAGATTCGACCCGTCCAAAGATAGGTGTTGTGCGCGCCAATGAAACTTGGAGCCGTGGCGGCGCCGATGGTGTTCGTGATCGAGCCGATAGAGCCGCAGTCGATCGCCAGATTCGCCACCATGACGCCCATGCCGGTCAGGTTGTTTTGTTGAAAACCCTTCCCGCACTGCTCTGCGATATTCCCGAAATAAATGGCCTTATCCGAGCCTATGTCGCTGTACATGAAGCAGCCGTCGATTTCCTCATTGGCGTAGCCGGTGCGACAGTCGAAACCGTAGTTGCCCCAAGCGATGTGCTTCGTGCCGCCTGAGCACTGGTTGTAAAACAGTGCCCCTGCGTAGCAACTCGATAAGTTGCCACGGTTCACGCGGTTTCGATAAAACTCCCAGCTCACCGTGTTGCCAACGGTGCCGCCGCTGCTGAATTTGACCATCGCGCTATGGGTATCCTCGCCATAGTTATCACGGAACACCAGCGTTCCCTCAGTTGGGCTGGCGAAGGTCTGCTGATGGCGGAAATTTGCAGACGTGGTTTTGACGAAATCACACCCGGCAACCTCGATGGAGTCGGCGTTGTTTCCCGTGCCGCCTGCAACCAAGTTGAAAGGCATGCACAACTCAAAGCGAATGCCAAAGAGTCGCAGGTTCTGGCACTGGCCGTTGAATGAGGAAAGCAGGGCCTGCCCGTTGCCCCCAAAAATGCGCACTTCACCGTAATACGTGTTGGGGTTCGTGCCGTCAGGGACGTAGACGTAGACCTTGGCGGCGTCCACAGCGAACTGCCCTGCCGCATTCAGACTGCCTGGCGCGCCAGAGGTGTTTTGCTGACCCCATGCAACGCCCATCGTGCGCGCAGCACCAAATGCCACACCGACGTTGTAATAGCCATTCCCGGATTTTGCCCACGCGGCAGACCACACCTTGCCGCCGCTGATGCCGGCTTCTTGCGTCCAGTCACCGGCCTGCATCAACGCATACCAGCGGATCGTGGGCTTGCTCGCCGTCGCGCCGCGCGGGTAGTACGGGCGAATTGTGATCGGGTTTGATGCCGTGCCAGTCCACTGCCCGACGTTGTTTGCGCCAAATGCGTTCGCAGCATCCACGCGACCCGCCTTGTAGTCTGCCCAACTTGCCGCGTACTCCCAAACCGCATCGGCCGCCAAATGAATGGTCGCGCCAGCGCCTGGGGTGCCCGGCAACTTCCACGCGTCTTTGAACGGGGCTGTGGCAGTGCTGCCGTTGTTCGCGTTCAAGCCAGCGATGTTGTCGATGTAGCAAACATTCCCGCTGCTCTTATTCGTCGGCGCAGTCTCGACAATCGCAGGCGCGGAGGTCATCGACTTGAGGCGCAGAGCCTGGCTGATCGACTGCTCGACAGCGGTGCGGTAGTCGGGAAAGCCGAAGCCTGCAAGTGATGACTGCACCGCCTGCGCAGCGGAAGCGGAGAGCCCGACCAAAATGCCATCAGTCGCGGTGTAGTCAATCGCAGTCGTGGCGCTCAAGCCCACAACCCGCGCCGTGTCAAACGGGCCAATCTTCGTATCGCCGTCCAGTTGAATCGGCACAGCGCCCGGCATATTCTGCACAACAGCGGTGCCAGAGCCGCCCGTTACTTGGATGAATTGGCCCGCAGGCAGCGAGACAGACGCCGAAGCGCCAGCAGCGAGGATGGTCATTGAATGTCTTTCTCTTGTCCGGTAATAACGTGGATGCCGTGAGAGCCACTAGCGGCAATCAGAGCAATGCGATTGAAGTTTGCGCCGCGTGGAATCTCGACCGGCACGTTAGGCACCAGCACAAAATCAGCAGCAGTCGCCACGGCAGACGCGCTATCGCTCAGGCGCATATAAACCAAAGCACCGCCAGCAACGGTATGAACAACGCGAACAACATCGCCGTCACCCGTGATTGCGGTATTGCTGCTGGTCGTGGTGGCCGTGATTAGCTGGCCCGTGCCATAACTGGGTTCAAACATGGTTAGACCTTTTCTGCGATGAGTTTAGACAGCTTCGCATCAGTCGTGCGGCCATCGAATTTGATACCCAGCTCGGTTGCCTTTTCCTCAAGCTCTGCGCGAGTCGGGGAAGCTTCATCTGGTGCGGCAGGTTCAACCCAGCACTCAAGCGGATTGGCAAACCAGCCGGAGTTGATGTGTTCGGTCACGTCGCCTTCAACGATAACCGTGTCGTAGCTCTTGCCTTCCCATTGGAATTCAGAGCCGGTCTTATAGAGCATGGTAGACATATTGCAATTGTACATTCACGAGCCAAACAAATCAGCGGCTTTTTCTTGCGTGCCAGATAGCCAGCATTCCAAGCGCTGCATACATGCGCCAGCCATTGAGACAGCAATGGTCGCCAGCCGGTCGCCAACATCCCAGCCTGCCGGAGCATTGCCGAGAATATCCAACTCCACAATCTGACCCTGCGCAATTGAGCCAGCAAGCGTGTTCAAAAGAACAACGTCACCGGCCCCATAGTCGCACGAGATAACCACCGGCGCGGATGGGGCGTCTAGATTGTGCAACCAGAGATTGGCCCAAATCTTATCGGGCGCATTCTTCCAAGTGTAAGCGGGGCCAATCGTGCTGGTGTAACTCAGGCTCGGAGTAATCCAGCACACGCCGCGAACTTGATCGAAGTAACCAGCCGCAGCCTTTGGGCGGTTATACACATCGCGCCTAGCAATGAAAACAGGCGTGCGAGTGCCGTCTTGCAGCGGGTTGCGGCGAGTTTCGGGGCTTGTGCCAACAGACCAGATAAGCAGATGCGCCGTGCGTGGCTGTACGGTCACGGCGCCGTTAAATGCGACAACCTCACCCAAGGGTGCAGACTCGGACAAAACAACGTAGGTGGGCGTTAACCCTGTCAGCTTTGGGGGAAGATTCAAGGCTTCCGGCGTAATCCTATAGGCTTCGGATAGCTCCGACCAAAACAGAACGGCTGCGGTGTTCGCGTTAGGATCGATGCCAGCAACGCCTAACAGCCCCTGCTGGCCGAACAAATCCTTATCGCCTTCTGGATTCTGCGCAACATACGTCATTGGCACGCGCCTAGCGGGAATGCGCGTCCACATTTTTGCAGCGGTGTAGCGATGGCGCAGCGTGTAAACGCCGGGGCTAACGTAAGACACAAATCCATCCACGCCGCCCATCCAATAGCTGAAGCAACGTAGCGCAACCTCGGGCCGCTCAGACTCAGCGAGAAGCATCGTCAGCATTTCACAAGCAGGCCCCATGCGGGTATCGGCGGCGGGGTCTTGATCGTCGCCGCCGTCATCGTCATTGCTGGCCTTGAGAAGCGACGGCCCGCCCTGCGTGTACCACAGCGGGTAATCCTTGCCGTTGAAGTCATTCACATCGCCACGGATAGCAGCGCGGTTAGCGAAGTCATTGTGTGTTGCGTATGTGCATTGCGTAACCTGGCTCGCGCCTGCAATGCTTAGATCGTATTCGTCCCACCAGCCAGCGCGTCCCGTTCTGCCGTCAACCATTGACCTGCCATTGCTAGTCTTGGTGTCACCAGACAGCAGCGAGCCCACGTTAGCCGTAGACCATTTGCCAATCGTCTTAGTGCCAGCCGTGGAGAACGTGCCTAGATAGAGATCGCGCAGCGAGATAACCGCCTGCTCTTTCAGGCCTTGACGCCGGAGTTCATACTCCGCATCAGTCTCTGCAATTACCTCATTCAGCAGCCCTTTACCCTTTTTACAGTCTAGCTGCGTGCGCAATGGCTCATTCCACAAAGACCAGTCAATCGGACATGGCCATTTTGTGCTGCGAATCCAGTTTGATACCTTGTCGCAGTGCAACGCCATATTCACTGGCGGCGGATGTCGGCGAGGCTCGTATGTCGTTGCGATCTGTTGCTCAGGGATCGCGCCGATTAGCTGGATGCCGCATTTGATGCTTGCGGTGTTGAGCATCGATGCCCAATTGGTCGCCGTCGCAGTTGGCGTGTCTGTCATTGTCACGGCACGGCCAAAGCCATCATAGGTGGCATCCATGCACGGGTTTACAGCACCCGGGTCTTTGTGCCAAAGATCAAACTCACACGCACCAGAGAAGCCACACGCACCAAGCTCTACTAGATAAGGCATCGTGCCTTCAAGGCCAGCGCCTAGCGTCTTCAGGTTCTGCGCAAATCCCAATCGGCTCTTGAGTGCAGGCCACGGGCCAACTACACCGAAGTCGGCCGTCATCGTGTAGGCGATAGGCTCCGGCGCGGGTTCTTGAGTCGCAGCATAGGCGGCAGAGATTAGCAGCTCTTCATAGCCTCGCCGTGCGCCTTTGATCGTGATCTTCGCCACCGGCTTACCAAACTGAGCGCCGAGAATAACAGCGAGACTTAGCCACACGCGGCGGGCGTGCTTAGTCGCAATGCCTGAATCATCGTCTAGATTGCTAGTCGGGCCATCAGGCACGGTGTAGCCGATAGACACGCCACACGACAGCCATTCAGCCATCATCGTGTCTAGCAGGTGCAGCGCTGATTGAAGTTCGGCGGGCGCAAGATCGAACGCTTCGCCGAGCGTCAGTTCCTCAAATGCCTTAACAATCAGCGCTCGTTTTGTCCACATATCCATTCCAGAATGAAAAAAGGGGAGCCCGTAGACTCCCCTCTGATTAGACCTGATTAGGTCTGTTGCAGCAGCAGGATGCCAGCCATTTCCGGGTTCTTCATCACGGTGCCGAACATCGTGTCAAACCGGTACTTGGTCTTCATCGTGTTGATGTCGTATTGCTTCGTCATCACGATTTCAAACCCGTTATCAGTCGTTCCACGCATCACAGCAGCGCCAGCATCAGTCGGCACAGCGTAACGGCCCGGCAGGATTTCGATGGCGTCATTCGACCAGAACGGCTGCACGTTTGCGGCGGCAGTGTTCAGCCAAGTAAGCGCGGCACCGTTAGCCGGGGTAGCCGTGACGTTCTTGTATTGCAGTTCAGCTTGCGTCGGAGACGAATCAGCAGCGATGATCGGCGGGCTGATTTGAATCACACCCGTGCCGCCACCACCAGAGATGATCGCCGTCACACGGAACGTCTTAGGTTGGCCGGTGTCGCCCTTGGTGATTTGATGCACCGAGTTGACGCCAGCAGCAGAGAACGCATCGCCGACCTTGATAGTGCCGCTAGAGACGGTCACGCTCAGGTTCTGGTAACGGTTGTCCACATTGCCCACTTCGCCCGAGCTAGCCGTACTGGTGGCCTTCGGCACATAGCGCTGGTTTGCACCGTTCACCGTGACGGTCGTGCCAGCGGCAGCGGTCAGGCGATAGGTGTAGTCCAGCTTGTAGGCGTCGAACATCGCGATTTGACCGATCCGCGAGCGCTCATAGGCCGTCTGGGTCTTGCCGTTCAGCGTCTGACGCGAAGCCAGGTTCGAGGCCATCGCGTTGTATTCACGGGTATGCAGGCCGATGGTCGCCGACAGCGGGTTGACGCCTTGTTCGCGCAGGACGGTTTCGCAAGCCGCGATATCGTCATAGCCGACGATTGCGCCAGTACGCTTCACCACCAGCGAGCCAGCCAGCGCGGCGGTGTTCGTCACGGCCACGTTGATATCGCTAGCCAAACGCTGCTTTGCGGCATCGCCCAAGCGGTTCTCTTGCAGCATGTCGCGCAGCTCGACGGCATCCAGAATGAACGGCACAGACTTCTTGAAGCCAATGGTCGAAGGCACCGACAATTGGGTCTTGTCGCTAAAGTTGGACGTTTGATCCATGCCATCGTAAGACGGCAGGATGTACGGCATCGGACGCCAGATCACGTCATTCGTGCGGGCCATCATCTGGCTATCGGTGCGATAGACCGACGCGCCCTTAGAAATGGTCAGTTGGTCGCCGAAACCAGCCAGAACCTCATCGAACGCTACGCGCTCTTCCTTGTTAAATGCATTAGCCATTGAAAAATCCTCAGTGAGTTAAGTGTTTGACTCTCGGAGTTTGCGACGATACGCGGCAACCTTAGTTCGGTCGCCAGTACGATCAGCCTCTTCCTCAAGTCGTGCCAGGATTGCCTCAGAGCTACCACCAATCGGCGCGGAGCCAGATTTGACGGTTCGCTCAGGTGCAGTTGCGGGTTTACGTGCGGTCACTTTCACCTGTCCTTCAAGTTTCGTCAGTTCACGCACATACTTCAGCGGGTCAGTAATTGCAGCAAGTTCACGCGCCCGCTTCGGGTTTGCGCCAAGCACAGCGATTAGGTTCACAGCCGTTTGCGCGTCAAAGGTGCCCACAAGAATATTCTGCTGAACCTCTGACAACACCTCCTTAACAGCGTCTTCGGCATCTTCATAGCCTCGAATCTTCGTGGCCTTCTTTGCCTCGACAAACTGCGTCAGAGTGTCATTCCAGGCCTTCGATTGCTCGCGCTTTGCCGATTCGGTCTTTTCGGCTTCAGCATCAGCGATGCGCTTTGCATCAACCCATGCATTCAGCTTCTGCTCAAAAACCTCAGCGTCATACTCGCACGATTCAAGCGTCGGCTTGCTCGGGACAATCGTCACTGGCCGCGCAGATTCCTGCTTCGCTTTCAGTTCCTGATTTTCCCGTTGCAATTCACGGTGTTTACGTCGCAACTCGCGCACCCATTCAGGCGCCTTTTCCTGCTCTTGAGGTGGCGATTCCTCACCGATACTGACAACCACCTCATCTGCGCTTTCCTCCGATTCCCCCGCAACTTCCTGCGAATCCGTCGATTCACTTTCCGTTTCGGTTGTTTCGATTTCCTGCTCAGGCTCGATAATTTCAGCCTCGATATCTGCCGTTTCGTTTTCCATTTGACCCTCTTAACTCACCGATTAGGCCCGGTGGATGCCATAGCGTTACTATAACGCGAATAATTTAGCCTTGCATAGGTTGATTGACTGCGTTTTGCAATTGAATCGCGGTATCAACGGCTTGTTTCTGCCGCGACATATCCAAACTAGCGAGCGTTTCAACCGTCTTCGCCTTGGTCAATTCGGCATCAGCCAGCGCCTTACCCGTCATTGCCTGCGACTTCTGCGCCTCAGCCATCAGATACGCGGCTTGCGGGTCAGGCTGTTGCTGTTGCTGCTCTTGCGCAAGTTCCTGCTGTTCCTGCTCATTTGGCTTCACAGCGCCCATACGAATTAACTTCTTGCGGTAGAAGGTGCGGATATCGTCAAAGCCTTCGCCTTCCATATTCATCATCGCCAGCGACTCAAGCACGGCCTTGTTTTGAGGGTCAGCGGAAACCGCAGCCATGCCAGTCAGGGCGCGAACGGTAGCCGAGCGCTTGGATGACGACGAAGGGCCAACGCTTGAGATAACGTCAAACTTTGCCTTAGTCAGGTCGTTCTCATACGTGATTTCGCCAGACTCAGCGTCAAACGTAGGTCGCACCAATTCAATAGTGCTGGTCGATTCGTCGCGCCCGATTGACTTCATTTTGCGCTTTTCCTCGACGTAGATATCGCGGGCCATGCCCAGCCACACTTCGCCGCAGCGCTTCATTGCAATGCGGAAGTTATCGGTGTAGATAAACACCTGCATGTCCAGCTTGTCCTGCACAAGCTCCACGGCTTTACCAGACGTGTTCGCCATCAGCTCTTCACCGGCCTGCTGATTTCCGAGAATCTCGGACATTGTTTCAGCGGTGAATTGAGTAAGCGCGGCAAGTGCGGGCGGAACCTGGGGCGGCTGCGTGTAAGCAACTGGGCCGGTCTGCACAATCGAATCGTCAGCGTTGCGCAACGCCTTTGCCATCAGGAACGGGTAATTCTTGATCGGGTCATTGCGCCACATTTCCGAAAGCACATCGCCTTCGGACGCAATCTGCGACGGGTCGAAAATAGGCTTGGATGCGTTAGAAGTGGCCGCAATCTCCGCCAGTTTGGACAACTGCATATTCAGCAGCCGTTGCGCATCCATCGCGTTCTGGACGTGCCCAGCGCACCGTTCCACGTTGTCGATAAACCAACGCTTCGCATAGAACGGGATGATTGGGATGCAATTTCCCGCGATGATGCCGCAATCTTCCAGAATGCGAGACCCGCTCAGAATGTACTTGTGGCAACGCTTGCGCTTGATCGGCTTGCGCTTGGTTTCAGTGAAGCCAGTTGACGCCAGCTCTTGAGCAAGAGAGATTTCGTCGGATTCCTCGTCTTCTTCAAGCTCCGACGCCAGAACCTTACGCTCTTGACCATCGAGGCCAACGAACGTGACAACCTCGTCCTTCTCATGCTCCATCACATAGTATTCAGCGACGTAGACAACATCGGGCGAATACCAGTCCCATTGCACGCCGGAGATAGACTTGTCGAAGCTGGCCGGATCTTCTCCCCATTCCTGCGCATAAGCATCAGGAGACATTGACGTAATAACCCAGCACTCGCGGGCGTCTGACTTGTCTTGCTTCTTTGAATCTAGATCGAAGTAGACAGACGAATCAGCATCATAGATAGGGTGAAATCGAATCCGCTGCTTATCGTTCTCTTCGTCTTCGTCGTCCTCATACTCAGCACACAAACGCCATGCACCGATTCCGCCTGAAACGCCTTCCTCGAATGCATTATCAAAAGCCTGCTGACCACCAGATGCCTCTACGTCAGCGCGGAACAAACCGTCACACACATCTGCCAGCTTGTCATCAGGCGAGCCATCAGACGGCAGAAAATCCACCGTCACGCGGTTATTCCGATACTCGCTAAAGATGCGCTGAACAGAACCCCAAACCTTGTTCACCTCAAACTTAGGCTTGTTCTCAAACTGCTGCTGTAGAGCGCCTTCCCACTGAGCACCAGGAATCGACACAAAGCGCCGCGCCGTCAGGCAAAGCTTGCGCATGTCATACGATGCGGATTGAACAGCATCAAACCCCGTCAGGGCCTTGGCGTGAATCTTCTTTAGCTTTTCGGTTTGACGCATGGAAAATGGCCCGCAGGTATTTGCAGGCCATTATATGTGTTTGCGTCAATAGTCAATAGCTTTTAGGCCTGACGCATTACTTGCCTTCCTCCTTCGGCATCACGCCAACAACCCGCCCGGACTGGTCAGGCACGCCGTCGAACTTTTCCAGCAGCCCCGGCAGGCCAGAACCGCCAGCGGCTGCGACTCGCTCGGCTGCATCCTTCGGCATCAGTGCGCGGATAGCGTCGGCGCAGAGTTCAGCCGTTTGCAGGCACTCGGCCCCGGTTCCGTGCATATCGGCTGCGGCTTCTCCTGCCGTTGCACAAGCCTCCGCAGCAGCCACCAGCGCATTGCGCGCGGCATCGCGCCGGATTTGCTCGACCTGTGAAGCGGTGTAGACCGGCTCTTTGATGTTCCCGCCAAGCGCGTAGGTCACGGCCACCGCGCTGACAAAAGGCTCAGGCAGCGGCTTCAGGGTGATTTCAGGCATTGCGCGGTTCCTTTCGGTCTGCTGCTGCGATTTCAGATGCGGCAAAGGCTGATGGGACTAGGCCACCAAAGAAACAGAGCATCATCGACATGAGGGTTGGATACTCTGCCCAATGCGGGCAGATTGAAAGAAACCAGCAGCCAAGCCAAAGCGACAAAAGCGAAAACGCGAGGAACGCCAAAAGTCTGATGATGGCTAAGTTCATGCTTCAGCCTTTCCTGTCTTATTGGCATCATTAGCAACCGCTGACGCTGGATTAGGCCCAACGCCAGCGTTGAGCCGCCAGAAGCAAAGAGCCAAAAGCTCTAGAACGCGCTCGGTGCATTCGGTCTTTGTGTCGCCCATGACTGGCTCATATACCCATGTCGCTCCAATGTCAGGGTGCTTCATCGGGCGCTGCCACATGACCTCATTGCCGTTGTTGTCGATAAGCCTCCACGGGCTTCGGCTGTAACTGCGCTTTTCAATCTTCACTTGCTCTCCCTCTGCCGCTGAATCTCCGCTCCGATGGCTGCCGCTGCGCGGGTTATGGCGCGTCTGGTGGCGGCGAATGGGTCGTCACCGTGCTTTTGCAGTTCGTAGCCAACGTGATAAATCGCTTGAGTCTCTGAATTTCGGTTGATGACTTGCACCGAAAGACCTAGCTTCACCGCCAGCCGCAGCGCATCGCCGTCGTCGTTCAGCGGGTTCCAAACGCCCCCATCAAGAATTAGTCCAGTGCGCTTTGTGAACTTGGTTCCCGTAACTGCACAAGATTGGCTGGTCATCCACTCTAACCAAACAGCAGTGATCCCAGCCGCCCGAGCCGCCAGCTCCAACAGTTCGCGGTCGCTCATGCCTTGCCGCCTTCCTTGGTTATGCCGTGGGCAATCTGCTCAGCCACGTTTCGCAGCACATCCAGTGCACTGGTTTCGCTGTGGTGGTACGGGCGTTTCTCAATGCCGTGTTTCCACGCTGAGCAACGCCATAGGCCAGATTGCCCCCAGCCAGCATTGGGGCCGCCGTTCCGATGAACCCTGGACTCCGGCGGGCTGATGACCATGTGGTGCTTGTCGATCAGCGGTCCAAATTCCGCCCATGCAAGCTGCTCATCAGTCAGCGGCTCACGGCTCGGTGCTTGCGGTGCTGCTGCGATGCTCTCCGGGAAGTGCACTTCTCGGACATATCGCAGTTGCGTTTCGAGCGCATCAAGTCCGGCGACGTTCTCAAAGCACATGCGCACTGCCATGGCTTCCGGCTGAATCATTGCGCCTGGTTCGTTGTCTCGTTCTTCGCCGACCTCACGGCCATCCCACTCGGCCTTTGTGGCGAGGCTGATTACCAACTCGGCGGGAGAGCCTGCGGCGCTGTGGTTGATGAGATAGCGGCCAATCCCCAGGTGCGCATACCCTCTGTAGCTCGGCACCAGCGCGAACCCTTCAGGCACCGCCACCGGCTGCTGTGCTGCAACAGGAAGATCGCCCTCTTCAGCAATCGCCATGAGGCGCGTTGCCATGCGGTCAGCCAGAGGGCACTCGCCTTCACCAATTTCGCGGGCCGTGTTCAGCCACGAATTCAGGTAGCCAAACTCATCGGCTGGCGGAGTGTCAGGCTGCTGTGCTGCGAGTGCCGCACGCGCCATCCACCCAGCCCATCGCGCAGCATCATCGGGAGGAACCGCGCCCGGAAAGGCCGTGCAGTAAGCGCTGCGCTCGTTGTCGGCAGGCTCAGGCTGCTGTGCTGCTGGCTGCGGGGATGCGTAGAGAAGCTCTACGGTTGTCTCCACTCGCACAGCTTGGTCGCCAACAAAAAGCCTCGCGGCGTCCACTTGACCCTCGTACTCGTGTTTTGTGTATGGCTTGTAGCTCCATCCGGTCATCTCATGTGGAGTCCCGTTGTTGGGATAAACCATCGTGCGTCGACGAATAACCACCGGCTCGGCGGGTGTGTTCGGTGCGGTCATTGCGTGTCCTTCTTTGCCTGGTCAATGTGGCGCTTCATCAAATCGCCGATGCGCTCAACCGCCTCGGTCATGTCAGCGTAGCTGTGCAGTGTTTGGGCCATCATTTCGCGGTGGAACTTGCGATCACTGGCTGCCGCATCAATGGCTCGTTCAGTTGATCGAACGCCACAGCGGGCGCGCATCTTCACCATTGCGAGCTTGGATGCCTTCAGTTGGTTGTTCAGGTCTTTGCTCATCACTCGCCCCCTTGTGCCCATGCTGCGAGCCATGCAACGCAACTCTTGTGGGCTTGGTCAATGTGGTGAATCGGCGGTTCAATGTCCCATGCGCTCAATTCCTCGGCCAGCGCATCGCGGCACTCGGTCACAACCGCAACGCTTGCCTCCGCATCGGCCTTCAGCCGCTCGACCTGTTCGCGGAGCTCGTTGCGCTCGATTTCGACTTCAAGGCAGCGCAGAGACAAGCCAACGTGCGCGTCGTCGTCAGCACGCTGGAAGGCAAACCACTTGCCGTCCATGTCGCTTGGGAAGCAATTCAGAGGGCGACCGTTCTTTGACAGGCTCAGCTTGTAGCGAACAGCGTCCTCGCCGAAGTGTTCTTCTGCGGCGATGATTGCTCGGTCAAGGCGGGCTTGCGTGTTGCTTTGCTCGCGGGCCAGGCGCTCAATCTCGGCAAGCAGCGGTGCGCGGGATTCGGATTCGATGGCGCGTGAAAGAGCGAGCGTGTCTGCCCACGGGTTGTAGACGGCAATTCGCGTCTCTTTACGAATCTCGATGATTCGCTCATCACTCAGCAGGTGGAATTCGCTCATGCTGCTTGCCACTTGGCCGTGAAGGCGCAACCGGTGACGACCTTTTCTTCTTCAACGCAATCGCAGAAGTAGGCGTACTCCATCCAGTACACAGCCTCCGGATCTCCGTGCTTGCCGCCGCCATACCAGTACGTCCAGCCGACCCAAGTGCCATTGATCTTGGCGGCGACGGCCTTTGATTCGTAGTGGCGGCTCCGTTTGCAATTCAAGCCCGTGTCAACATCGCCGCTGCGGAACTCTGAAACGTAGTCCCAATGCCCGTCAGCGTCCTTGAGTGCGTCATACAGCGCATCAACGGTGCTGCCATTGATTGCCGCGTCCGCTGGGATGGCGCCGTCTGCTTGAGCCTTCGCGCAGATTGCGGACAGGATGTATTGATGTGGGGTCATGCTGCTTGCTCCTTCAACTTGCGCACCAAACGGCACAAAAAACTGTCTGCGCTGTACCATCCGCTAGCGTATCGGCCCTGCTGGTCGCAGCCCTGGGGGATGTAGAACTTTCGCATTGATCTCTCCTTGTTGCGATGGGTGAACTTTAGCGGCACACACTGGCGCGGTCTAATTGGTTTTTCCTATCACCACACAAAACCGATAGTCACCAGTGTGATGCGCTCGGGAGCGGGATAGAGATAGGCGGCGCTTTAGTCGTCTGAGCGCGTCTTGCCCCCTCGTGAGCATAGCGTAGCGCGTCTATCAGATGGTTGTCTTTGTCAGCCAGGATCGGCAGCACCTTCTCCGTCAACTCGTCTACCTTGTAGCTGTATAGCGTCAATTCGTTGATTGTGTGCGTGCAGCGCGGGTGCACAACGATATCAAACGATTTCAGCCACTCTACGCCCTCCTCAAGCGAGCGCGGGCCCTTGACTGCTGGGTGAATCCTAGGGAAACCGTTTTTGCGCAGATGCGAGATTGTCTCAGGCCGTGCGCTATCCGCCGTCATGGGCCACTTCTCAGCCTCTGGAACAGCCATGAACAAGGCCGGAATGTCTGTAATGTCGCAGCCTACCTGATATGCCTCGTAGTCGATATACAGAGTCCGGCCCACGATGTGCGAGCGAATCAGCACAGTCGGGTCAACGCTAAAGCCCCAGTCTGCGCCGAAGCGGTGAACGGCATCGGCGGGCGTGTCGAACTCGTCAATCCTCCAGTTCTTGAACACCCGCGCCTCACCATTGCGAGCGTACTCACCAAGCCAAACGTGCGCGTATTTGTCAGGATCGCGCCGCTTGTCATACTCCATTTCCTCGCGCAGCTCTTCAGGGAACCACGGGTTATCGTCCCAATTGACCCGGCGCAGCACGGTACGCGGCGGCGGTGTCTCTACGCCGATAAACATGGCGTCTACGGGGTCAGTGATGAGTCGCGGATTCCATGTGAATATGATCTGCGAGCCAGCTTTTCGGATCGTCGGGATCAGGTCGCGCAAGGACGATTGGCTAATCGTCGCGGCCTCTTCAACCCAGCAGATATCAACGCCTTCCATCGACTTGATCGAGGATGTATTCATGCGCAGGCCAGCAAAGATAAAAAGCGATCCGTTCTTGCCGCGAATCTCTGTCTCTGTGCTTTGGAAAAACTCACCCAGCCCCAAGCGTGCTATTTCATCGTCCAGCAGCCGCTTCACAGAGTCCTTGATTGATTTCTGCACCTCACGCGCACACAGAATGCGCAACGGTTTTGCAGCGGCTCGAAGAATCAGCGACGACGCAACCGAGCGCGACTTGCCACTGCCACGCCCGCCACGAATGGCAAGGTATCGCGCCGACTCATCAAAAAGGCAATCCGCCCATGCGGGCAGAGACACATCAGGCATCTGGCTTGATGAACTTGATTCGCAGCTCGCCATCAGTCTTCACAGGCTCGCCATTCTTGCCGGTTAGCTCAACACCCTTCACCTCGCGCCACTGCTCAGGCTTGCGATTCTTTAGCCAGAAAATAGCGGCTGTCGTGTCTGGTGGGTAAAACTTGCGGATTGGCGTCTGCACAACCTCACCGGACACAACGCGAACATCCATCTCATCGCGCTCGTAACCCAAAGCGCGCTCAAACAGACTCCGCTCCACGCGATCATCAGCAGCGTCCTTTGCCGACTTGATAGCCTGGCGGAACTCCGGCTCCGTGTTTTTCCACCGATACAGCGTGCGAACGTCAACGCCGAAATAATCGGCCATCTCTTGATCTGTCGCGCCCTCTTTAGATAGCTGGGCGGCCTCTTCGATAAATTCGCGCTTGAATGTGGATGGGGGAGCCATGAAAACCTCTCGCTGTAAGTAGCGGAAACTATGGCTCTATTGTATCACTTGAAGGTAAGCCGGGAACCCCCAGCCGTTTTGCGCCATTGCTGGCCGACCCTCACAACTGCGCCCATGTGGGGCTACTCTGCTTTTGACAGCCGCTGACCCTATCGCGGTGACATAGGCGCATGTGTGAAGGTTGAGAGTGGCCGGAGCCAATCCCGGCACGGTTCTCGTTTTCTTGCAGTGACTAAACCACCACCGCGCCTTGGCGGGCGAATTCACTCTCAAGTCAGCGGCGCACTCTCTAGCCCCTGTTTGGTAGGGTTCCCGGTGCCCCGGCATCCCATCGCCCTACGGCATCGCGCCACGCTTGCATCGCCGCCGCTGACTTGAAAGCCCAAGTCTCTCCTTGGTGTCTCGCGCTCCTTTGATGCCACAGTCCCGCGTTGACTGTCCGTACTGTCCGGGTTTCGACCGCATCCCAATAGCCTTGCGTTTCGCTATGCGAGGCCGCGTGAAAGAGCTTGTATTTCGCCACTTTCAAGGATGCATCAGACATGGAGTGGGGTTGAGGCGCGACCTCTAGCCACTTTGCCCATCGAGTGATGCATCCTTGAAAGCCCCCGTCTTTCCGGGGTGTCACTCATTCTATCGCCTGTTCTCCATCTTGTGTCAAAGCATCGAACAAATCTAGCTGCTCTTCGTGCTCGACGTACTCCAAGCGAACCCGCGTCTTCGCCTCAATCAGCCCGCGCTTTTTTGCGCACTCAGGGCCAATGGCGAACTTTCCGACGATGACGCCTTTTTGCAATCTTCGCCCACACATGACGCACCGCATAGATAAGCCTCGCTGATAGCCATGAACTTACGCCACGGGCAGGAGCTAACTCCGTGCCCAGCGCCACCACACATGCAACACATTTTCATTCTGGTAACTCTACATTTTTCGGCCATTTACCGGCCTTGTTCAAAAGCGCAGCCGTTCGTTTCCACGCCATATCCCAAATCTCTAGCCGCTCATCTTGCGTCAACAGCGATCCTTGATCTATCTGAAAATGGCAGTCAACGCACAACGCCGCAGTGAATTCGTCGCTGGCCTTTATTGACCGGCCCTTGCCGTGCTTAGCCTGATTGGAGTGCGCCGCTTGCGTCTGGCCTTCAATGCCGCACCACTGGCACGGCAGCGAGGCCACGTTCCGTAAATGCGCCTTGCTTCGGAAATAGGAGAACTTATGGAACATCATCAAGCGTTACTCCATTTTCAGCGGCCCAGCATTTCAGCCACTCGATAAACTCTGACGCATCATCGACCGACATATCACGAGACAACACATCTAGTTGCACAATGCCGCTTCCGTCTAGGCTTGGGATAATCCTACCGCCAGCGCGGTTAGTTTCCTTTGCCCATAGATTCAGCAAAAGTCGCTTCCAGTCAGCAGCCGACCATTTAGCGCCCATGTGCGCAGCCTGTTTTGCAATCTCAGCAATGATCTTATGAAAAGCAGCGTTCTGCTCATTTGAGCGCGTCCATTCTGTGATCGTCAGCTTAAACCGCCTCCCAGACTCCAGCGCAGGTTTTAACGTGCGCCAGAGACTGAGAATAAGCTGATGCGCTTGCGTGGCGCTATACAGCTTGTGTTGCATGGCCTAAAAAGGAATGTCCGATTCCATATCATCCCACGGAGAATCGCCCTTAATAGGCGCAGGCTTTGCGGCTGGTTTTGCGGCTGGCTTTGTTTGCGCATCCTTGGCCTGTACGGAAATCGACATAAACTTTCCCTTCGCGCCTTCCTTAATCCACGCCGACAGCCAGAACTCTACTCCGCCGACGTTGATTGAGCCCTTGTAATCAGGATGCGACTCCTTTTCCTTGCGGTCGTTCTTAAAGAGTGCGCCCCTATCGGTGTTGTCATACTCAGCCATTTGCTTCTCCAATCATCGGGTTTTTGATGCCGAGCGCCTTTGCTTCACTCAGCGCGGCCAGAGGTGTATCACTGACCAAATCACGGATTTTCACCATTTCCACCTCAAACAAGGTTTTCACCTCGCCGGGAATATCCCCCATTTGCGAGAACTTGGCTTCATATGCTGCAAACGTCATTGTGCCTCCGGCTTGTTTGCTTTGATTGCAGAACGGAGCTTGCTGTTATTCTTCAGCAGGCCCCACAGATACAGGCGTTCTTCGTTCGGATCTTCGCCTGTGAAGTTGGCAGCGTCATACCACATCGCAATGGCTGGCATGTCTTGGCCGTTGTTGTGGCACTCGATCATGTAGAGCGCCATTTCGTCGATTGCGTCGGTGCGGTGCTTTGGAATGGACTGCTTAGGCGCATCTTCCGTCTTTGGCTTGGCTGGCCGTGATGGCGTTGCACCGTCGCTGGCGTCGATAGCGTCATGCTCGACAATCTCAAGAGCTGCAACCCATAGATAGCGGCGCAAATACGTTTGCACGGCACCGAGCTGCTGAACCTTGTGCAGACCTTTCATCTCGCACGACGACATTGGCGAAGTGACAACAATCTGCTCTTCGGGTTTTTCGCAGTTAACAATCGTCAGCTTTGCGATAGTTTCATCAAAGCTGATAACCGCACTGAGGCCACATTCAGCCATCGAATCAAGCGCAGGGATTAGAAAATCACCCAGCTCGAAATAATCATAACCGGCAAACTTGTTGTGACCAGTCTTTTTCAGTTGCTTGCTGTGGAATGATTTCCGCGCCGCAACCAGTTTTGCGTATACGTTCACATTTACCCCTTAAAAATCAGGCTGCTAAAATGCAGCGCTGAATGCCTGTTGCAACGATTTTACCACCGACAGCTTTTGTGCTCGGCAAATCTTGTAAGTGAATTTGAAAATCAGCCAAGTCATTTTGACTCCGTGTGTGTTGCGTCGTATTCAATCCAGTCAGTCAGCCAGCGGATGAAGTCTTTGTCTGTGGAGATATTTTTTTCCTCTATTTCCGTATCTGCTGTAGTTGTAAATGCTGGAGCCACATAACGACTACTCATCTCCGCAACGCGATATTTGCGCTTATTCGGCTTGATGCGATATTCGTTATATTCGCTCCAAGTTGGGCTCTTAAGATCAATCCAGCATCCATCGCTAATCTGTAGGAACTGAATCTCTGCGCCATCGGCCCAGGCCTTAATAAACTCTGCGTGCTTGTGCGGTTTCATGCTTTCTCCTTAGTTGGTGCGCAAATCCTAGCGACTGGCGCACACGCAATCCAATTGATTGTTTCAATCGACCGTCTATGGCCGATAGTCAAGTCACCAGTCCCATGCGCCGAACTCCAAGCGCCAAAGCACAGCGCACGCGACAACAACAAAGGCAGCGCCAGCGCAGATGCCAAGCAACGAGTGCCCATAGCTCTTGAAAACCAGCCATATCGGCCAGTAAAGTAGAGCAGCAACTATGTATCTCATGAATTTCCTTCGCCGCCTGTATAGGCTCTTACTCGCTCGTTCATCGCGTCGCGCATCGCATCAGTTGCCAGCTTTGCCTCGTAATCGTAGCTCACATCAGAGCGAGCCTTGAGCGACTCTTTAAGCGCCAGCAGCTTCTCTTTGTACTCCGGCGGGCATCCTTCCGTCTGAGATAGCTCAAGAAGACCACCAGACGGCCCAGCAAGCAATGCAACGTCATCGCGTGGCACCACCCCAGCATCTGCGGCCATTTGCAGCGCCACAAGCCGTTTTTGCTGGTCGAATCCTTCAGAGACAGTCCAGCGCGTAGGAATCCGACCCTTGCGAGCCACTTGCACCATCCGCGTGTAAGCCTCTTTGAAAGCCATCCTGGCTCCAACGTCATCGCCAATCTCAAAGACGGATCGAGCAACAGCCCACGCTTGCGCCATTTCATCAGTCCACACAACGGTTTCGTTTTCGTCGCGGCTTTTGATAGCCATCGCCCACGCCTCATCATCTCCGGGCCTGCCGTCTTGCTCCATCAGCCCTTCAATCTGGCCGATCACATCAGCTGGCGTCGGGACAAAGCGTCCTCGTTGCGGGTCGGAAATGTGCGCAGAGAACCCGCCGCGCACCTGTTCAATGCTGTACTTTTCCAGCGAGCGAAAGAACAACGATGTGTTGTTGGAGTTTGGTTGATAGCTGCCACGGCTAAGCAGACTGCACGTAGCGTTCAGCAAAACCGTGAACTCCTGAAGGTCTTTTTCATGCATCGAAGACATCCCCATTGTCAAAGCCGAGAAGTTTGCGCACCTCGTCCAAGTTGGCCGATTGGCTTTGTTGTCGCTCGGATGGCTTGATCCAATCCGCCTGCAACCCTTGCGAGCCACGGAAACACCAGATGCGCAAGAACTCCTCCAGCGTCATTCCTGCCTTGACGGCTTCGCGTCTGGCCGCGTCGATCACGGTCTGCGTGACTGCCGCCTTCTTTTGCTTGCGAAGGGCGATCCAATCGGCCCAGGTTGAATCCTGAACTTCTTCCGGCTTTGCAAGTTTTGAGCGAGGAGCGATAGCGACCTGCGACGATTCGTCGCTTTCTTTTCTTTCTCTGGTTCTTGGTTCTTGGTTCTTGGTTTCTGGTTCTTGGTTAATGGTTATTGGTTCTTGGTTGCCTTTACGGTCGGTTCCCACTGGCAAGCGACTCGCAACCGACTGGGAACCCAGTGGGTTATTTTTGTCGTCATTCTTGCTCTTTGGACGCCCGCCTTTGCTTCCATTGGCCTTGTTTCGCTCTTGAACGATGTGGTACTGGCGCAGTTCACGGTCGCAGCGCTGATGCGTCCAGCCGTCATCGGTCAGCAAAAAGAAGTCCTCCAGCACGGATTGCAGCGCTTCAACAGCAACACGTAAACGCCTCGCAACCCACTGGGTTTCCAGCGGGATAGGCTGCTCAGTGTCGTAATACATCTCAAGCAAGCGGCGATAGGCGAGGTCTTCTTCGTTGCTTAGATGGGCCGTGTTTGACCTGTAGTCGCCAATGTGATGACTGTAGTAGTGCATCAGTCACTCCATGCCGGTTGACTCATGGCAGCGACAGCAAGCGGGCAAAGAACACGACAGACAACGCGAGCCAGATGGGAAAGCCAGTCGCACGGCACAACGCGGCGACCAGCACTCCAAGGCCGCACCAAATCATTTCAGCCACGGCGACTCCTTAAAAACTGCTGAACCAGCCACCCCACAAACACCATAAAAATAGTGCCAGTAATGGGGATTACTACGGCCAGTAATAGCGCAAACCACATTGGAATGCCATGCTTAGCGCACACAAAGCTAAACACGCCAATCCATGCGAGCATTAGGAAATCAGCCACGGCGACTCCAAGCAAGGCGCAGGGACAGCATGCGGGTGAAGCCGCAGCGGCGGAAGTGGCGATAGAGGCGGATGATGGTCATGGGGTGGATCCGGTGGCTTTGGTAATGGCTTCATACGCCTTTTTTGCGTACTGCTTCATTGACAGCATTCCTTCTTCGCTCTGGTAGTCCGACAAAAACTCTTGGGCGAAAGAAAGCAACTCAGGCGCGGCCGCGATAAGGCTGGCGTTTGATAGGGTTTCTTTGCACACGGCATCTTGCGATTGATCGCAATAAGGCCCCAAAATATTCGCAATTTGGAACCTGCTGCTCCCAGGTTGTGTGCCTCTAATTTTTAATTGCGACTTGGATGCGTTATCGTGCAAAACGTACCAAGGCCCCGGCGTGTGCTTGCTCATGCGAAATGCTCCACCAGCAGGAGAACGAGAAGCGCTGACCACGCCAGCGAGAGCGCCAGCAGCGAGCGCAGGATGTGATGATCTTTCATGGTGTCACCAGTTGAAGAGGATGAAAAGGCCGAGCCCGAGAGCAACGGCCAGCGCGATGTCAGCGAGCTTAGTAAGCATTGGCTTTCTGCTCTTCGTAAGCCAGCGTAAAAGCTGCGTCAATTTGTCCGATTCCGTAGTCGCTGAAGTTATCCCATGACACAACGCTGCCGTTAAAAAACAGTGTGTAGAGTAGGGGAGGCTCTTCTTTGCTTTCCAAGTAGCCGCCAGTGAAGCCAATGCCCCACACAGAGAAGTCAACGTAGCCGTTGTGTCGGTCTTCGTTATGCGCGTTCGTTTGCATATGCTTCCTTCAGTTGCGCTGCGATGGCCTCTAGCTCGTCCGCAGCTTTGGTGTAACACATCAGCCTGGCCCACTTTGCACTTGCGAGCAGGGCCGCTATCGCTCGATCTACCGCTTGTTGCATGGCGCTCCTTTGCGATGGGATGAATTCTGTGCCGGTTGCCGATCTTGTGCCAATTGGCTTTTTTAATCGTGCTTGTGAAGCGATAGCAAAAGCCAATTAGATGGCGCCGCGTGGTATTGGCACAATCGAGGCTTCATAGGAGAGCACATGGCATGGATGATAAGCAATGCCCTGATGATGGCTTACGAGAACTCGCGTTGTTCGCTGGAGCTGGCGGTGGAATCCTTGGAGGCCACTTGCTTGGATGGCGAACAGTCGCAGCCGTTGAATGGATGCCCTACCAAGCATCTGTACTTGCCCAGCGACAAAATGAAGGACTTCTCCCGCCTTTCCCGATCTGGGATGACGTTCGGACTTTTGACGGCGCAGCGTTCCGAGGATGTGTTGACGTGGTGTCTGGCGGGTTTCCGTGCCAAGACATCAGCAGCGCAGGAAAGGGAGCAGGAATTGCAGGCGAGCGCTCCAGCATGTGGGGTCACATGGCGCGAATCATTGGCGAAGTTCGACCCGCTTTCGCGCTCGTGGAAAATTCCCCAAGGCTCACTAGTCGAGGGCTCGGGGTCGTGCTTGGAGACCTGGCCGCGATGGGGTATGACTCTGAATGGGGTTGCATATCAGCAGCCAGCATTGGGGCCAATCATGAGCGCGACAGAATATGGGTCGTTGCTGCCGACTCCAACTTGTCACAACGCCAAAGAGGGAGCCTACCCAGCGGAATACACGAGAAAAACGCCCACGCTTGCGACTCACGTTGGTGGCAAGATTCATCCAGAATTCACCGAATGGATGATGGGGTGGCCCATCGGGTGGACAGACTTAAATCAGTTGGGAATGGGCAAGTTCCTGGAGTGGCAGCACTTGCATTCAAAATGCTATCAAAACGGTTGAGCGATAGGTAAATGCAATTGGCATCGCGCACCAGTCGCCGCTAAAGTTCACTCATCGCAACAAGGAGAACGACATGAACGATTCAGGAGAACTTCGCGTCATTTGCACCAGCGAGCCTGGCCAATACAGCATTGACAACTACAGTCAACGCAAGTTTCAGTTTGAGGCAGCAATGCCGCTGGATGCCTACTTCCGCGTGTCTGGCTACTTCGGCATCTACGGGCCGCATATGTTTGCAGCAGCTCCAAAGTTGCTTGAAGAGCTGCAAAGCCTGGTTGAGCTTGCAGAAAGCGCAATGCGTGCGGCAAACCGAGACGGCGGAGAATACGACATTGCCGAGTTGCTCAAGGAGCCTCGCGCAGCCATCGCAGCAGCTAACGGGGAGTCGCAGCGATGAGCGCGAAGCACACAAAAGGCCCGTGGGTTGTGCGCAACGGAAGCAATGTATTCCAGGGCTCGCACCGAGTTTGCTCTGTCAATGCAGCCGAGCGACTTTCCATTGTCGATTCGCAGGAGCGTGCCGGAGCAAATGCCCGCCTGATCGCCGCCGCGCCTGAGCTGCTTGATGCATTGATTCTCTTGGTGCGCACGCATGACGAGCCAGCAGAAACGCTACTTCAAGAAGTAAAGGAACAGAAGTGGCTTGAACAAGCGCGCGCTGCCATCGCTAAAGCTACCGGAGGCCAGCAATGAGCGCTTGGCAACCGATTGCGACTGCGCCAAAAGATGGTAAGCGTGTACTTTTGTGGTGCATTTGCTCCGCCGGAGCTTATGACGCCATGTGTTTGATGGGCTACCAGTTGGGGCAAGAGCTGGAGTGGCATAGCGATGAGTGCATGACCTCTATGCCAATTCATCTAGTTGGCTACGTTCCAACCCATTGGATGCCACTCCCACCGCCACCGGAGGTCAGCGAATGATCCGCATCGGCCCAGTCTGGATTGAGCAAAAGGACGGCGTGATTTGTTGCGGGCACTCTTCGCTCAAAGACAAAATCGAGATCGACGGCAAACGGCTTCAACGCTGGATTCTGTCAATCATCAAAGCAAAACTGTGATACGCTTGGCACTTGCCCCAATAGGCCGAAAGGCTGTTGCCGGATAACGCTGGTGCAACTCCTTCACCCTAAGCGACCCGGCAACGGGGTTATTTTTTCATGAGTCTTTTCCAACCGTCCGCACCTCCCGCCATTCTGACAACTGGCGAGAAATACACGGGCAATCAAACATACGCAGGCACTGGAGTAATGAAATACTGCATGCTCTGCAAGTGCCATGTTCCTTCTACGGAGGGATGGCGCAAAGATCGTCGCAGCGGGTTCATGGTGTGCCCGCGCCATGTAAAGGAGAAGTGATGCGATTCATACAGATAGAAGCCGACTTTTTTGCGGCAGCAGATGCCGACAACTATGAGTTGTGGCAAATTGAGCCGATGACATGGAAAGAGCGTTTCCAGCAGGCTTGGGACGTGTTCGCGTATCCGTCGCGAAGAATGGTGATTGTCTTGTGTAAGCGCGGCATGGTGGACAAGTTTGCGGAGGCGCGATGAATGGCGAATCATGCGCAGGCTGCAAGTTCTATCTTCAGCACATCGACGGAAGCATAGCGCTCGGATTTGGAAACTGCGTGCGCTATCCGCCACAGGTCATCACGGTTGACGGAGATAACGGGGTAGAGCCGTTGTCGCTATTTCCAGACGTTGCAAACGACGATGTTTGCGGTGAATTCAAGGGGAAACAATGAGCTATGACTACCTGACAGAGTTTGCCACCGCATCACAGCTAGACAAGCTGGCCGCGCTGCGCAAGCATGGAAGCATGCGGGCCGCAGCTAAGGCAATGGGCATTGACCACTCCAACTTCTGCAAGACCATCAAGGCGCTGAAAAAGAAAGCCGCGTTGCGTGGCGTGAGCCCTGAGCATGACTGGACGAAGGCCGTGCCGCCTACGCACATTGCAAAGGGTGTGAGCAGCTACTACAACAAAGACGGCCAGCTTGCAGGGCAATGGGTCAAGGCTGACGTTGATAAAGACCAGCGCGAAGCCATTGTGCGCGAGGCAATTGCAGAGCTTTCGTCTAGCGTCAAGGGTCTTGCTCCAATTGCAAAGCCGCCAAAGAAGACGCTAGAAAGCCTATTGGCCGTCTATCCTATGGGTGACCCACACTTCGGGATGTACGCCTGGGCCGAAGAGGCTGGCGACGACTTCGATACAGACAAGGCACGTGATATCACGCTGGCCGCTGTTGACCGGCTTGTGAATGCTGCGCCAGCCGCGTCTACGGCTATCCTGATTCCGCTGGGCGACGTTTTCCACGCTGACGACACGACGCACCAGACGCCAGCGCACAAGCACGCTCTAGACGTTGATTCGCGCTATGTGCGTGTTTTGCGCATTGGTATTGCAACGTACCGTCACGCCATCCTGCGCATGAAGGAAAAGCACGGGCGCGTCATTGTGCGATTCGTTGGCGGAAATCACGATCCACATGCGGTGTGGGCGCTGGCTTTGACCATCAGCGCGTACTTTGAGTCCGACCCGTGTATCGCGGTTGACCTGTCACCGGCTGCGCATTGGTTTTACAAGCACGGCAAGACGCTGATTGGAGCCACGCACGGAGACAAGTCGCGGCATGAGCAACTGCCCGGCATCATGGCGGCTGACAGGGCGGAATGGTGGGGGCAGACGCGGCATCGCTATTGGCTGACCGGCCACGTCCACCATCAGAGCGTCAAGGAGTTTCCAGGCGTCGTGTGCGAGTCATTCCGCACGCTGGCCGCAAAGGACGCATACGCTGCTGGATATGGCTATCGAGCAGGGCGTGACATGCTCTGCATTGTGTACGATTCAGAACATGGCGAGGTCGAACGCCACCGCTGTGACATTGGCATGATTGAGGGAAACAAATGAGCGCACGAGAAACACAAGTCGGCGGAAGCCACTATTCATCTATGGCCGTCCAGCCGTGGGACGCGCTAGACGCATGGATGACGCCTGAAGAGCTGCGCGGCTATCACAAGGGCGTTGTGATCGCGTACCTAGCCCGTGAGAAGCAAAAGGGCGGGGATCAGGACATTCGCAAGGCTGCGCACCATCTGCGCAAGCTGTGCGAGCTGCTGGAATCCGAGCCGGAATGCCCAATCGTTCCTGCGCCTGAATTTGGCATGGCTCGTGTCAGCCAATACCAGATCAATGAGGAAAAGCAGCGCGATAGCTAAAGACAATCACGGCGCGGTCTAGGCTGCGCCAGAATAGCAGCACAAGGAGAAACGCATGATTGATGCAATCAACGCGCTAGTTGCTCACGCACTGGCAAACATGGAGCTTGACGATAAGGTCAACGCTATCAACGCAATCCGCGAGGAAATTCACAAGCACAGCCCGTTTGCGGGCGAGCCTGAATGGACGGCATGGGACGAAAATAAGCGTGATCTTTGGGTGCGTCAGCCTGACCAAATGAGCATTACCGACCCGTCAGTTTTCCCGTTTTACTACCCTGAAATGCCGTTTGAAGAGTTTGTGCCAGCTTTCGGCCAGTGGTATGCACAAGGCGAGAAGTGCGCGTGCTTTGTCGGCATCCGCGCCGATGAAAGTCTTAACCGCTTCCGCACCGTGGCCAGCGACAAAAAGGCCAAGTATGACGACTTGGCATGGACGACGCTGTGCATTGATGACGTGTGGAATGTGTACCCAATCTACGATTGGCGCACTGAAGATATCTGGACGTACTTTGCCAAAGAGCAGAAGCCATACAACCGTCTCTATGACCGTATGTACCAAGCTGGCCTGAAGATTAGCCAGATGCGAATTTGTGAGCCGTTCGGCGACGAAGCACGCAAAGGCTTGTGGCTTTACTCTGTTGTCGATCCCGCGATGTGGGCCAAGGTGTGTCTGCGCGTTGCTGGCGCGAACACTGGCGCACTCTATTGCCAAGAGAAGGGCGCTGTTCTTGGCAATCATCACATTTCACTTCCAGCGGGCCACAACTACGAGAGCTTTGCTCGCTACCTGCTGACAACAATGCCGCCGAAAACATCGGAGCACTACAAAAACAAGCTGGCCGTCTATATCAAGTGGTGGTCAAAGCGAGGTTACGATGCTGGCATTCCTGATAGCGCCGAAGTTCGTTTGGAGTCTGCCGGAAAGGTGCCTAGCTGGCGCAAGGTCTGCAAGACGTTTTTGCGTAACGACTACTGGTGCAAGGGGCTTGGCTTCTCTCCGACAAAGAGCCACGCCTACCAGAAGTATCAAGAGCTCATGGCTCGCCGCCGCAAAGACTGGAACATCTTTCCCGAAGTGTTGGAGCAAAAATGAAAAACAAGTCACACGGCTACCAGCCGATCATGCGGATGATTGCTCTTCTTATGCAAGACGACAAAACATCGCTTGAAATTCAGGCAGAGCTAGGCGTTTGCTCAACCTACGTTTCAAACACGCTCAAAACGCTTGAGCTGTACGGCATGGTTCACATCTGCCGAGTGCATGGTCAATTCGGCGTGCGAACTTGGCGCTATGGTGAAGGCGAGTCCGTCAAGGAGCGCAAGAATCGCGCACAATCCGCCCCAAAGCCGACCCATTCACTGCGCGAGTTTATGCGCGTGGTTGAGGCCGTTAAGCACACTGCTACCAGCGAAGAGCTAGCCATCATCATGGGGATTACGCGCCGCAATGCCCAGCAGATTCTCGCCATGCTTCGCAAGCACGGATTGACGCGGATTCAAACCTACGCAGGAAAAGAGCCGCGCCACATTTGGGGGCAAGGCCGTGATGCCAGTCGCAAGCCGCCATTGTCGGCATCTGAAAAGGCAAAGCGCTATCGTGCGTCTAAGCTGGCGCGTGAATCGCGGGCTGTTGAGCGGTTGTCTTTTCTTGCAGCCAATGACCCATTTGGCCTGATTGCAGCATGAGCAAGCGCAAGAAGTACACGCCGAAGCACGTTAACCCGCTGGCGTTTCTTATCGGCATGCGTGGCGCGATGCTGCTGGGGACAGACGACGTTCTAAGCCGCACAGCCGAGCTGGTGGCTTCAATTGACTCGCTATCACGCGGGGAGGTTGATAAAGCCGTCTGGACGCCGATCATGCGGGCAACGTCAATGACTGAAATGTTCGTGCGCCTGAAGCTGGCTCATGGCGCGGAAGTTGTGGATTCGCTGCAAGCGACCATCCTTGCAATCATGGAACGCCAGATTGAAGGAAAGATTGCGTTGCGTGCGGCAGAACTTGCCGAGCTTCGCGGGTTTGCTGAGGACTACTCTGCTATCCTTCAAGGCGTCACGCATCAGCAGTTTTTTCAGGCTGAAGAGATGATGCAACGCCGGATTGACGCATGGAAGCGCGGAAGTAAAGTAAAAGGATTGGAAACCGTGAAGGCAGTGAAGTAATGGGAACCCCGCGCACCGGCACGATGCTGGACAAGATCGTAGACACAATGAGCCTACTCATGTGGGAGCCACGCACGCGAGCCAATCTTGAGGGCCTGACTGGCTATGATCGCGGCACGGTGGCTGCGCATGTGAAGACGCTGCACAATGCCGGCCTGATTCGCGTGTGTGGCTACTCCGAGACTGGCGCGGAAGTGTTCACGGCCCAGCGCGTGCCATTTGAGATTGACGATGCGCCGCGCAGCGAAGATTGACGCGAATCAGCCTGAGATTGTGCAGGCCCTGCGCGATGCTGGCTGGTCTGTAGCCGTCATGTCTGCTGTAGGTCAGGGATTCCCCGATCTAGTCATTGGGCGTGACGGTGTTAACGTGCTGGTCGAGGTGAAAGACGGTTCTAAGCCGCCATCGGCGCAAAAGCTGACGCCGGATCAGGTAGAGCTTCACGCGGCATGGAATGGCCGCATTGAAGTAGTAAACAGCGTTAAAAGTGCGCTGCAACTAAGGAGTGAAGAATGAATAAAAAAGCGCTGCTGCATTGCGCAGCATGTGGCGACCATGCTGCGCATAAATCTACAATTCTTGAATGCAACTCGTGCGGCTCTGCAATGTACAGCAGCTGGGAAAGTGCGCCATCGTCGCCTATTGCGGAACTGCTTGCCGAGTACGCCGGCGAGTTCTCAGACTTCTCTGGGCAGGCTGGCTACGAGTTTGCACTGATGATTGCCAAGCGGTATGCCGAGTGCGGGCCTGATTCGCAGATGAGGTGCGTTGTTTATACCCTGCTGACTCGCTTGGATGCGAATAACCATTAGTCAAAGGTCAAGCCTACGCTGACAGGCAGCTAATCGGTCGTTCACTTCGTCGGCTTCTCGGGCAAGTCGCTCAAGATTTTCTCTAGTTGCGTCTGAAAGTACCCCTGCGGCTGGGCGGGAATCATCATTTCTTGAGGCACATCCGGCAGGCGTGGGGGTTTCGTCGGCGAGCTTGCGCAAGCGGTCAGACATAGCGCGAGACTGGCGCTCAGTAGCGATGCGGTCAGCCGTGAGCTTGTCTGTGATGCGGGCTTGTGATTGGCTTGCGAGGCGTTCTGATTCACGGTTTGTCTCACTTTGTTCTAGCGCCGTCTGCGTGGCTTCAGCGTTGGCAATGTAGCGATGCGTTGCATACCCGCCAGCGAATGAGGCCAGCAAGACGGCGATATATACGTATTCGCGAATCACGGATAGAACTTTGCAGGCAGCTCGAAATGCGGGCCGTCCTTAAACGATTTCCAATCACCGCCCCAGGTTAGCGGCACGTTCAATTCAGCCGAAGCCGCTTTCATAGCCTCAGCGATCTTGAAGAACGGAGGCCAGTCCCATGCGATCTTTCCGCCGATGATGGGGGCAAGGTCTACCGCATGGCCGGTCTGGTGCCGACCGCCTGACTTGATTTGGCTCGCGCCAGCCGCGTAGAGCTGCGCCTGACGTTCTGCCGAGCGCAAACCCTCAGTGACTGCAAAGTCAACTTTGGAAAGCTGCAAAGCACGCTCCACAACGCGCACTAGGTCAGGATGCACACCGGTTAGGCGTGACTTACTTTTGTCGGATAGCGTGAACATCAGATTGCCCCCCATAGACTGAATGCAACTGAACGCGGGTAAGCGGGATTGGTTCTCGCTTGTTCAATGTCCCTGCTGGCGCGCCGTGTTTCCAGCGATGCGCGCCCATGCCGAGAAACGAAACAACGCCGAATAGAATGCACGTCTTTGCGTACTCAATCGGCACGAACAGGGACACGAATAGAGCCACTACAAGCGCGAAATGCTGGGCGAACACTATATTCTGTGTCTGTCCTGATTTCATCGCGTTAATGCGGCATAGAAGGGCCACGATAGCCGCCACGATCAAGCCCGCTTCAGTCATTACCATTTGCCGCTCCCGCCTTGCGCTGGATTACGTCACGCAAAACACCCACGGCCCATTTGCCGATAGATACCCAATCCTCACCGATGGCAGACAGCGCAACAGCCACCGGGAAGAAAAGCCACGCCGAAGGCTTACCGATAAGGTCAGCCACGAAACCAGAAACCCCAACAGTGCAGCCAATTGAAAGCAGCATCAAAACGGTCGCATAGCCCAAGCCGCCAACCCTAGACGCTGGTTCGCGTCGCCACAATGCAATCACAGCGCCAGCAAATGATCCGACGAAGATCACGGAGTAAGCAGCCGCATATGGAGCCAATTGTTGGCCCACCATCATTGCGGCGACTACTGTTGCGACTGAAATAGGGTCTAGGTTTGGTTCTTGCATGATTTGTGCAGATATAGTGCAATTCCTGACACAGCACCAAGCGAGATAGGCGCAAACGACCAGCCTACATGCCCACTGCACATGCTTTCAGCCGTTCCGACTGGAAACAAAATGTCTAGTGTGCCGCAGTATATCGTGAGAAATTCCTCAAAACACCACCAGATTGCCACGGCAATCAGCGCACGGCTTTTTGTGAGATAACTCACAGCAACCAGACAAACAACAATCGAAAGCGCGGCTGAAATATCCCAAATTTGCAAAGCAAGATCAGGCATTGATGCGGTCAGCAAATGCCGAGCCGCACCAATCAAAAGCAGAACAGCCGCGAGCCAGATCATGGCCGCTTAGGCCCGCCGTCGAGATTGGCCGATGCGGCTTTAGACAGAGGCCGCTTGGGGCCGCCATCCAGCGGGGCGATACGGTCAGCCAGCGCGTACAGGACTGCTGCGATTTTGGAGCGAATGAGATTCATGGTTAACCCTTGATAAAGCTGGAGAAGCCGCCGCGCACATGAAAGCTGAATTGCAGCGTGCTAGCGTTTGACGTGGTTGGAGTGTATTTGATTTGCAGGTAATTGCCAGATGCCACGAAACTGAACGCTCCACCGTATCCACCCGGAATGCTCAAAGCAGTATCGGCGGTAAACGTCACCGTGCCTGAATTGTTGCGAGCCACAACGCGCTGTGCGATGCTAAATGATTGGTCGCCAATCTGGACACCCTCTACTTGGCAATCTACCTGAACACCCCGGCCAGTAGGGATAAGGATTTGCAGCACGGTTTGCGCTGATGTTGCACTGAAGTCCTTGGAATGCTCTACCAGTGCATTGCGCTGGAATTCATGCGTAAGCACCTTGGTGCCGTTTATATACCGATACCAGCGGCGATAAGCATCCTGCGATCCGCCCGTGACGTTGACCGGCACGATCTGCTCTTCAAGGTACGAAGGCAGATTCTGATTGCCGAAAGTCTCCACCGTTACCGGAGTGCCAACGGCCAGCGGGCCAATCCACTCATAAGACCCGCCATAACTACGGGCCGTGTCGGTGGAGCCGGTGACTCGATTAGCACCAGAGAAGCCATTCCAAATCCAGCCAGCGCCAGCCTCTCGCACTGAAGCATTGCCGGAAATACTGACGCCAGCCGGAAGATTCCCCTCCATATCGCAGGCCATTACCGTCATATTGGTTCCGGCCCCCTCGAACAGCATGCCGTAGCCAGACAGCGGACGCCAATATGTTCCATTGCTTACCGCATTGCCGGTCGTTGATTGCTTGGCAACGTACATCACGCCACTATCCAGCACATGAGCGCCAGCCGCGTAAGTCGTGCCCGCGTTATATGCAACGCCGAATATTTCCGAGGTGCAGTTAATCAGCGCACCTTGAGCGTTCTGAAATTCGTACTGATAGCCGCGAACGGTGTTTAGGACAGTCGTGGTCACGCCGTCTGACGGGCTTGGGCCTTCAAGTCGGATGATGCCATCGGGGCATTCAATGCGATCAAACGTGACGTGTTGTGCGCCCCAAGGGCCAGCCGCCGCGCCAGTGCGAACAAGGATGCCATAACCTTTCCAAGCAGTCGCGCCCTTGATGCGGATATCGGAAAACGAAGACAGCCAGATGCCGTCGAAAAACATGCCCGTCACAGCCGCGCCAGTTGCCGCCGTGCAGTCAATCGACAAATGCCGCACATGCACATTCAGCAGCGATACGCCAGAGATTGCGGAGCCGCTGCCGGAATAGACCAATTCAACGCCGCGAGTGCTAGCCACGTATGGCTCCACCTCGCCTTCCAAGATCACATTGGAATACAAGGTAAGGCCAGTCGTTCCGAGATTCCAACCGCTAGCCTTGCGAGGAATCACAACCTTGCCACCACCAGCAGCATTGGCCGCGTCAATGGCCGCTTGGATAGTGCCGTAGTCGGTCAGCGCATTACGAAACGGCAGCGCCTCGATCCAGTCGTGCAGATTGGTAGGCGTGCTCGTGACGCCTGATCGACGAATGCCGATATTCTTTGCACCATCCGAGCCGAGAACAGTGGACGAAAGCGACTTCAGGAAGCCGCCAACAGTGCCTGCCGCGTAAGACAGCAGCGAGGAAAAGCCCACCAGGCCCGCACCCTTAGTCGCGCTGGTAGTGTTTGCCAGCTCTGACAAAACGCTGCTGGTCACGCCATACGTGGAGTCAAGCATAGTAAACACGGTCGTGCCGCCTGCCGTTTTGACTCGCATTGAATATGCGGAGTTGACGTACAGGTTAGACGGCGTAGAGCCATTGACAACATACCCATTCAGCGTGCGAGCCGGAAGCGTTGCGGGAATGGTTCCCGCCTGATCCCAATAAGCCGAGATTGGATTGGTTTCAGGGTCTAGATTAGCCGTGCCAATGTAGACGTAACCGTTATCCAGCGGAGAGCCGTCAGCCTCGAAGAATTGCGGGAACGGTTGAGAGATTGCGATCATGGCGTAGGCTCTTGAGTGTTTTGATTGGCGATGATGGCCGCTTGCAGTTTGGCAAGCAATGCCGCTTCAGATTGTGACCCGTTTTTGGTGTTGCCGAGCTTCATCAGCAGATTGCGCACGGTTTTCGATTCATACGCACGAGCGCCAGCGCCAACAGCGCCAGCCGCAGCGATTGAGCCGGGCCCACCGAGAAAACTTCCCAGCAACGTAGCGCCTGCCAACTGAAAATTCTGCACACCAGTTGCAGGAGCTACAGACGCAGCCGCCGCACGCTCGGTCAGGCGAAGCGCCCTAACCAATCCCTCAAGCTGTGCAGCATCGCTGCCCTTGAAGAATGCGCTTACGGGTGCGCGAGCATCATTAAGAGCAGTCACGAACTTAGCAGTGCTGACATTCTCAAGCCCGCCAGCTTTAGCAACGATGTTTTCAAGAATGGCTGACTGAGCATTAGCCCGACCTTGCGGAGACAACCGACGCGCCAGCCGTTCTGCATCGCTGGCGTTCTTGGAAAACAGCATCGAATTGACCAGTTCAGGCGTAGCCTCGCCCTTGTTGAGAAGGTTCTTCAGCTTGCTATTTGATGCCTCGCCAATCAGCTCTGACAGGGCCTTGTTTGCGCGTGACCACCGCAGCGCATCGGATGGGCCGCTTTGGTTTGCAATGAACTCGCCGAAGTCTTGTTTCAGCGCGCCATAAACAACGCTGGATGCCTTCTCAAGCGGGGCGCGGATGCCTGCGTTATTCGGGTCTGCAAGCTGATCGCCCAAGCGCTTACGAATCTGCTCGAGCGTGCCAATGTCCTGATTCTGGATTGCTTGCTTGAAGTCATCCAGCACGGCAATAGCAGGAAGCTGCGACTGTAGGCGCGTGGCTTGAAGCTGCGCGATCTGGTCATCAATGGCTTGCGTAGTGCGGGCAACCGGCACTTCAATGCCGCTGACCTTTTGCAATACCTGCTCTTTCATGCCCGCGTATTTGGTCACTTGCGCAGCATTCTTCTTCAGCACATCATCAGCAATCACGCGAGCGGCATTGTCGCCCAGGCCGGTAACATACTGGCCGACGACATTGGAGATTGCCGCTTGTCGCGCCCCTTGCTGCGATTGACGCACGCCAGCAGTGCCAGCAAACGGAACGCGCTCACCAGCAGCCTGCGCCACCTTGCCGCCAAACGTGGAGGGAGGAAGAACGTCCGAAGTAAGCACGGGAATGCCGAGCCTTTCAGCATCAGCCATGCCCGGCACATTACGCGGCGCAACAGCAGGCGCAGCAGGGCGAGCCGCACGAGAAGCGGCAGAGCCACCAGCAACGCCACCAGCCAAGCCCGCCAAGAATTGAGCGCCACCGCCGCCGCCGTTTTCGGCCACCGTTTGCGATGCCACACCAGCACCACCAGCGCCGCCCACTTGACCGGCAATGTCTGCGCCTAGTTTCTGACCGACAGTCTGAGCCAGTGGGTTTGCCGCTTTTGCCAGCACATTTGCCACGCCAACATTAGGTAGTACGCCAGCCACACTAGATGCGCCAGCGTTAACCACGCGCTCAGTGCTTGTCTCAGGCATAGGCACACCGGCCCGAGTCAGCATGTCAGACACGGCATTGCGCAGCGGGACAAACTTCTTGTCTTCGCTGGAAATGAACTGATTCAGCACCGCGCCGATAGGGTCTGAAAGAATGCCTAGCGTACCGGCCACGCCTTCCGCGCCAGCGCGAGCCGTCAGTCCCAATTGACGCGACGCCTCTTCGCCGACTGATCGAGTCTGACCGCCACCAGCACGAAGCGCGGCAACACGGTCTTTCAGCTCCTGAGCATCTGGCGCGATGTTGTCAGGAATGTTGTTGATCGTGATGCCGTCTTTGGTCGTAATGCTGTAAGGCATTAGTAGTTAACCTCGATTGGTTTCTTTGCGGCAGGCTTGCCAGCGGGCGGCGTGGGTTGCACTTCTTTGCTCGGGCTTTCACCGTAGAAGATGTTTTTAGGGTCTAGGCCATAGCCCTTAGCCACTGGCTCCAACGTCTTGCGAACGGTCTGCTCTTTCTCTAGCGCGGCATCGTGATACTTTGCCGCCTGCGCCAAAAACGTCTTGCGCTGCCCTTCCGTTAGACGCTGACCATTCATTGCCTTGTTGTAGGCATTCATCACGCCAGCAGGAACTCCGCTAGTATTGGACGCGGTTGCAAATTCACCCTCACGCACCACCGAGCCAGGGTCTAGCATCTTCATGTAGCCGTAAATCAGCGCAATATCGCCTGCGCCGTTGTTGTCAGCCGACTTGACGCGCTTGTATGCCTCCGACACTTCGGAGTAGTTCTTTGTCTGATCTGCATACTCTTTGCGCAGCTTTGCTTCAGCATCGAACTTTTGTGCGGGCGTAATTTGTGGCGGCAATTTGTCGCGATCCGCTGCCGCTTTACTAGCCGCGGCGGCTGCATTTGCCTGCGCAATCTGTGCGCCGGTCAGCTTCAGGTTTGCACCCATCTGCTTAATGGTCAGCGCCGCCTTTTCACCTGAGACACCAGCCTCAGATTCCGCGATGGTTTGCTGCGCCTTCTTGGTCGCCAGCTCAACAGGTGCAGACTCAGCTGCCCGAGCTTCAGCGCCTAGCTTTGAAAGGTTCTCAGCATACTTCGGGTCAATCGAAGCGTTGAACATCTTAGCCAGCAGCTTTGCGCGTCCAACATCAGTCTCTGCAACCTTCTTGATAGCAGCCAGAGAATTGGCCGTTGAAGGGTCGCCGCTGTTCTTGAACGCTTCAATGTTGCGATCTAGAACAGTGTTAAGCACGGCAGTGTCGCCAGCATCAAGCGCGGCATCAATCTGAAAACCGGCAGACTTGAGTGACTTTTGGCCGGACTCGCTCAAAGCGTCATAGGCCCGCTTGAAGCCCTCCGACAACTGAGGCGCAGCAACCATAAGCGACGCAATGTCATTGCCCGATGCGGTGCCGTTCTTCAGGCCATCCGCAACAGAGGCAATGCGGTTCTGCAATGCAATCTGCTGCTGCTGCTGTTGCAGCTTCACGGCTTCAGCCATGCGCTGCATTTCCTGCTGGCGGGCTTGCTCTTGCGATTGTTGCGCCTGAGCAAAGCCAGCGTTATAGCCGCCCATCAGGGTATTGCCTTGCTGGTTCAGTGAGTAATCAAAGGGGCTAGGCATTTAACCTCCGAAGCCGTACATCTGCTCAAGCTGGGCATTGCTCGGGCTAGACGAAGAGCCGAACATATTGGAGAAAGCGCCAGAGCCAGCCAACTGGCCCAGCGAACTACCAATGCCACTGTAGCGAGTCTGCGCAGCATTGCCAGCCGCCAGAGCCGAGCCAGCCTGCGCCGCGCCCTGCTGGCTGTACAGATTGGCAATGTTCGTCGCGCTGCTCATGCCAGCGTTACCAACACCAGCCGCTGCGTTCTGGCCGATGCTGGTCAGTCCGCCAAGGTTTGCATATTGCTGCTGGATCATCTGCGCCAACAGTTGCGGGGAGTATTGAGCCAAAGCAGCCTGAGTGTTGCCACCACGAAGCCCGCCAGTAGCCGATGCGTTCTGAAGAATCGAGTTTTCGCCCGCTGCCAATTGCGACGTAAACGCCGGAGAGGATTGCAGCGCGGAAATGGCTTGCTGTTGAGCCGTGCCGCCGTTTAGGCCAATCAGGTTTTGCTGCGCAGAAAGAGCGCCCGTGCCAGCCTGGGTGTATGGGGCAAGGAGCTGTTGCAATGCGTCAAACTGGCGCTTCTGCTCATCAACACCCATCTGTGCAGCTTGAGTCTGAGCGTTAGCAGCAGCGTTTGCAGCGTCTTCCTGAGCATTCGCGCTCATGGAAGATCCAATCAAACTGCCGCCAACCGCTGCAATACTCGCAGTGATCGGGTCGCAATAGATGCGCCGCCCACCAGCGCGGTCATGCGGGTTGCCAATTGGATGCTCTAGAGCGTGCGTGTTATACCGCATGACGAAGTTCCTTCAATTCACATTCAAACATATCGGCAGATTCTCCGACGCGGACAAAACCCAATCGCTCGCAAAAGTCCACGCCCTTGGCATTGCTCTTGCGAATGTACGTTTTCAGAACGCCATGAATCTGCAACAGCGAGCCAAGAACAACGCTGATAGCGCGACGGCTTACAAACCGGCCTCGATCATCAGGACGCGCCGCAACGTGGATTTCATTGCCGCGAATCATTACCACCGCACCATTCACGCCGAGAAAATTCCAACCATCCAAGCACTCAATACCGCACACATCGCGGAAAAGCGCTTCAGCCTCTTGCTTGCTTGGATACGTCAAAATCATACGATTCGGTTAACGTAGCCGGTCAGGTTGATGGCGTTAGCCGTGCCAGAGAATGCGCGAATCACCACGCCACTCTTCACCGGCTGGCCCAATGCAATCTGCACGTTAGACGAGTTTGCAGGAATAGACAGCGCCTTACACAGCAGGTTTGCAGGGTCAGTCACACCGCCCCATTCAACGGTCAACGTAGCAGCCGCGCCGGTGACGTTTGAGGCATACAGAAACACGTTATCCGTGCCCGTGGTCGTTGCGGTATGAACCAGAGTGCCAGGCGTGGCAGTGGCCGCCACCGGAATAGGTAGGCCGCTTGCAGTGCCGCTCAGAAGTTCTCGCGAGTAAGTAGCCATTTATTCCCCAAACATGCTTTGCGCAATTATGCCTGATGCGTCAATAATTGGCGCGGGTTGTTGGCGGTCTAGATACGTTTCCAGAGCCAATACAAGAAACTCCGGAACAACGTCCACTTGATACCCGTTTGAGGTGCGAGCAACGGCAACGCCGAAACCAGCAGACAGCACGGATTCTGGCGCGTGATCGTCAAACACGCCGAGAGCTTCAGCGTCCACACGGTCGTTCAGGCCTTGAATAAGCGCTGGAGTCGTTGACCCTACGTCAGTCTGCAAATCCTCAAAAGCGCGAATGACATCGGGCCGGTTTCCAAACACCGAGGCCAGCCTGTCGCGGGTCAGCGTGCGAGTCTTGAAATCATCCATTCAGCGGCTCCACCTTCGCATCTAGCCGGGTCACGCTGACAAAGGCGTCAGATGAGCCGTAGAAGCGATGAATCCGCTGATGCCGCACACGCCCAAGCCTGCGCCATGCAATGCGCTTGCCACGCTCACCAATGGCCCCCGCTCGGGTTTCTAGCGGCAGGCTCCACGTTTCACCGTCCACGGAATAATCGGTGTAGATGAATGGGTTATTGCCTGAAGTCACCGCGCCAGTCAGGCAGACGAGTTCTAGCTCTTGAATGACGCCGCCGCCCTCAGCGTAAATGAATGGCGTATGGAATTCCCACGACACCTGCGAGCCGTAGTGCAATTGATGCGTGTTTGAAAGCACGCCAATCCGTGATGAGGCAGGGTCAGCAACAATCCACTTGTCATAGCACCACACCGCATTTTGGCCGGTGTAACGTGCCTTCGCGCCCAAGCCGGAATCAAGCTGATACCAAATGGGCATAGACAGCGCGGCAGATGCGGCGGCGTCATAGACTAGTGTTTGATCGGGGAGGTTGATCTTGAGCAGGTTGTTTGTCTTGTCCTGCATGGCTTCCATTGAACAGCCAGCCAACACAGCCTCGGAGTAGCCAGCCAGGATAGTCTCGATATCCCGCGTGGCGATCTTCACCGCGTCACCCGGCGACATGATGTAAACGCTAGGCGGCTCATTTCGGCCAGAGCCGACGAAAGCGATAGACCCAGCAAACAACACATTCATGCGCGTCCCGATGGTGCCCTGTTTCACCTGAGCGCCGGGGATGCGCTGGAAAGGGAAGTTCGTCCCGCCTACGTTTTGGAATGCTTCGATGGTGTAGCGGTTGAGCGCGTAGACCTCAGACGAAGGACGCCAGATAGCCAGAATCGGATCGGGGCTGATTTCAGATGAGCCGTATTTAGTCGTAACCACTGAGTAGCGGTCGTTTAGCTCAGTGACGATCAGAAACTCGCCATCGGTTGACATGAAATAGCCATCGACCCACTCATGATCTACCACATTCCCCAAGTCAGGGTCGGTGTTTTGCGTGAGCGTAGTGCCGTCCCAATAATAGAGACTGCCGCCTCCAGATATGCTTAACACGTCGAACGATTCTGAGAATGCGACGATTTCGGTGCCGTAAATCGACCCAAGCACGCTCACCGTGCCGTCTGAAGCCACCTTGATAAGCGACTCACCACTTACCCGATAGCACTCGCCATTCCATTTGTACGCGCCTCGATCATTGCCAACGCCCGTAGCGAATGAGTCAATGCCGAAAGCTGGCCGCAGGTAGCCATCAGAGATGCCCTGTCCTTTCGGCACGGGCACCATATTGCGTGGCAGGTATGAGCGATAGTCAACGCCCGACGAATACATGCCCTGCAGGATTGGCACCTGCATTACAGCCAACCCCGCGATTGCATGTTTCCAGCGCCCGACAAATAGGCGTCTTGCATGTCAATTTCATCCGGCACATTGCCGCCAATCAGCAGCTCCTCATAGCCCTTGCGTGCGCCCTTGATAGTCACGTTAGCGACGGGCTTGCCGAATTGAGCGCCAAGGATAACGGCAAGATTTAGCCAGACGCGGCGGGCGTTTTTCGTCACCACGCCGGAATCTACGTCTAGGTCATACGTAGGCCCATCAGGAATGGTGTAGCCAACGTCAATATTGATTTCCAACCATTCCGCCATGATCGTATCTAGCAAACCAAGCGCGGACTGCAACTCAGCCGGAGTCAGATCGAAAACCGACCCCGCCAGAGTCAATTCCTCGAATGCTTTTACGATGATGTCGCGCTTAGTCCACATATTCACATTGTACCGCTATGCGGAGTAATTGAAAGACAAGAAAAACATCCACAGCCCGCTCGCCACCCACAGGCGACAGTGCGGGCCTTGCTCAGCAGGCCGGAGAAGACCGGGCGGGCTGGGCAGTGGCAGGTGGTGAGGTGCATGTGGGCGTAAGAAAGCCCGCGCTGGGCGGGCTGGGT